AGAATAGATGTAAGTCCTTATAAAAACGGATCACAAAGTGCCGGTGAGTTGATAGAAAGATGGATGTCTTCGGGAGCATTTACTGGTAATCCTTCTTATTATGATGCAGATGCAGGGGAGAGAAGATTTTTTACATCACAAGAAGAATATGAAGCTGCAGTAAACAATTTTTCAAATAGAGTATTTTCGTAAGGAGTAAACATGTTACAATTTTTAAGCCCAATAGCAAACCTAGCAGGAACATGGTTGAAGGGTAGACAGAAGAAAGCAGAGATAAAACAGAAACTAGAAGTAGCAAAGATAGAAGCACAGGTAAAAAGAGTGCAGAGTGATGCGAACTGGGAAGAGAAAGCAATGGACGCTTCTGCAGATAGCTGGAAAGACGAGCTCTGGACAATTTGTTTCATCTCCATCATAGTAGCGTGCTTCATTCCTGCTGCACAGCCATATTTATCTGATGGGTTTAGGTTCTTGAGAGAGGACTGCCCTGATTGGTTAAGCTGGGGTATCCTTGCAAGTATCGGTGCTAGTTTTGGTTTGAAATCAATAGGACAATTTAAAAAATGATAAACGAAGAGACAAGAGAAAAATTAATAGACAAGTTAGTATTGCACGAAGGTATGCGATTGAAAGTGTATGATGATGCAAACGGAAACGAAATAAGAGCTGGAGACACGCTTGTGGGACATCCTACCATTGGTGTAGGTAGAAACATCGCAGGAGACGGGCTAGGTATCACAGAAGAAGAAGCAAAGATGTTGCTGTCTAATGACGTAGACAGAGTGTTGAAAGAAGTGGATCACTGGACTTTTATGAAAGACCTAAACGAAGTGAGAAAGACTGTAATTATAGACATGGTATTCAACATGGGTGTATCTAGATTTAATCAGAGAGAATGGCCTAACTTTTTTGGTTCTGTGATAGAAGGTGATTTTAAAAGAGCTAAAAAAGAAATGCTGGATAGCAAATGGGCAAGTCAAGTGAAGACAAGAGCAAACATATTAGCAAACATGATGGAAAGTGGTGAATGGCTATAGCAAACGAAAACATGATAGCAAACGGTGAGATACCTGTAGAACAGCCTGTGCGACAGCCAGCAGGTTTATCTATGGAGCAGTTAGACCATGAGTTTTTAGGTAGAGGTGATCCACAAGTAGAAGGTTTAAGACTAGGCGAACAATATGAAAAAAACCTAACACCTGAAGAATTAACAAGAATGAAACAGCTTGCACCTGCAGTGGAAGAGTTTTTTATACTAGATCATAAAGGTAGAACAGGCGAGCTACCAGAGGGTGAAAGAGAAATGCCAGAAGGTTCTCTACCAGCAGAAGAAGAAATAACTGTAGAAGAGTACGGTGATTTGTACAATGCAGAAAACAAAGAAGAGGTATTAGCTGAGTTGTTTGGACAGAAACAACCATTACAGCCGCAGGGAGCAGACATACCACCAAAAGAAGTAAAGAGAGAAACACCACCGCCCACACCAGCACCTGCACCACAGCCTGTAGTAGAGGCGGCAAGAGGATTAGAAGTACCTGCAATGCCACAAGAAGACATGGTAAACACAGATGCTAATCCACAGAAGAATGGAATGATTGATGTCCCCGGAAAGAGTAACACAGGTATAGCAGATGATGTACCGATGGATTTACCAGAGGGGTCATTCGTAATCAACGCAGCTGCTGTAGAGTTTGCAGGATTGACAGACATTGAACAGATGATAAAGAAAGCTGAAGAAGAAGAAGCAAGATTAATAAATCAAGGAACATTGAAACAAACAGATCAGGGAGGTAAAACACCTGTTCTTGTATCTAACAGAGAAGTAGTAATCAGGCCAAACATAGCAAAAATCATAGGTCTAGATAAGTTAGAAAAAATAAACAATAGGGGGAAAGCCGAAACAGAAAGAGCTATACAAGAAGAACAGTTAGCAGAAGGCAATCCACAACCCGAAAGAGTTCAGTCACCTAAAGGTAGGATGACTTAAAAAGTTTTAGTTGATGATAACTAAAAGTTCCAGCCACCCGATTTGCCTCGGCACTGGATTTTTATAAACCCGTAAACAGCCACCCTCGTAAGAGGCACTGAGAAAGGAATAGTAAAATGGCAAAAAGAAAGACTAATGTACGCAATAAAGCAGAAGCACTAGGTACAGACCCTCGTGAAGATATGTACAAGGGAAAGGACAGAGTAACTACTGCTGAGGAAGAAGAAACAGAAACTGAGGACACTGACATCAAGGCCACGATGGAAGCCACTCCAGAGGTAGAAGGTTTTATAGATTCCACCCAACCTGAAAGTAAAGAGGAACCAGTTCAGGAAGATGAAGGTAAGTATAAAAAAAGATACGATGACCTTAAAAAGTATTACGATCAGAAGCTGTCTGAATGGAAGCAAGAAAAGGAAGTCTTAGAAGCACAAAGTAAAGCTGCTGAAAAAGCACAACCTAAGTATGCTCCACCAAAGACACCGGAAGAACTTGATAAGTTTAGGGATCAGTATCCAGATGTATACCAAGTTGTAGAAACCATATCTCACAATATGGCAGCAAAACAAGTTGAAGACCTTCAAGCTGAAATAGGTAGATTGAGTGAGAAAGAAAAGAAACTCAAAGTGCAATCAGCCTACAAACAGCTTCTGAACAATCATCCAGATTTCGATGAGATCAAGAAATCACCTGAGTTTTTAGGATGGTTAGAACAACAGCCCAAAAGCATTTCTGAGGGTATTACAAAGAACAATACCGATCCTGTTTGGGCAAGTAGGACTGTTGATTTGTATAAAGCGGACATGGGTATGAATAGGAAACCGACTTCTGATAAATCTAAACAGGCTGCCAGAGCCGTGACTAAAACTGCTGCAAAGCAGATAAACACTACTGGTAAGACTGGAAGGGTTTGGAAGATGTCTGACATTCAGAAACTCAAGCCATGGGAGTTTGAGAAGTATGAAGCGGAGATTGATCAGGCCGTAAAATCTGGTCAAGTTGTAAATGATTAACTAGCTAATAAAGGAGGATAAATCATGGCTACTATGTCATCCGCTGCCGGATACCAAAACTTACCGGTTGGTAACTGGGCACCAGCGATATACAGTCAAAAAGTTCTCAAGTATTTCCGTAGGGCATCAGTCGTAGAAGCTATTACTAATACTGACTACACTGGGGAGATCGAGAATTTTGGCGATACGGTAAACATCATCAAAGAACCAACTATCACAGTCAAAGACTATGCTAGAGGTCAAACTGTAAATACAGAGAACCTAGACGATAATCAAATTCAATTGACTATCGACCAAGGTAGTTACTTTGCATTTAAAGTAGATGATATCGAAGAAAGACAGTCACATATCAACTTTGAAGCATTAGCAACCTCTTCAGGTGCTTATGCATTAAAGAAGAATTATGACTATAATGTGTTAAAGTACATTTTTGATAACGCTGTAGCATCTACAGGTACACTAGGAACTCAAAGCACATCAGCTAACACTGGTGATGAAGTTGCGAACCTAGTATCTCAAGCTGCTGCTGAATTAGATAAAAACGATGTACCAGAAGAGAACAGATGGCTCGTTGCACCACCTCAGTTTTATGAAGTGTTAAGACAAGCTGGTTCTAAAATTATGGATATGTCTGTAACTGGTGGAGGAGCATCTCCTTTACTAAACGGTAGAGTTACTGATGGTAAACTACATGGCTTTGACTTATATCAAAGTAATGCAATTGCTGTTGGTTCTACTGGTAGTGCAGCTACCCAAACTTTTGGATCATCAAGCACATCTGGTCAAACATTAATCCTATACGGACATATGTCTGGCGTTGCTACTGCATCTCATATTGCAAAGACTGAAGTAATAAGAGACCCAGATAGTTTCTCTGACATCGTAAGAGGATTACATGTTTATGGTAGAAAAGTTCTAAGAGCTGAATCTGATACAGGCTTCAAAGGCGTGTTCAAAGGGCTTATGGACTTAGACTCTTAATCTTAATTTGGAAAGGAAATAAAAAATGGCTACATATAACGTAACTGGTGCCGGTGGCACTGCTGGTCATCCTTCCAATGGGAGGGTACCATATTTAGTTGAAAACACAATAGACATATCTGCAATTAATGGAGATGCAGGAGCTGCTCAAAACGATGTTATACAATGTCTTGACATCCCTGCTGAAACTTTAATTATGGAAGCTGGCATTGAAGTGATTACTGCACTATCAAGTTCAGTCACTATGGATTTAGGTATCACAGGTGGCGATATTGATAGATATGCAGACGGAGATACTAATGCTACAGGATTTTCTGCACCAACAGCTACAGCTAGAACTATAGTTGCAAGTGCTGATACTCTTGACATTAAAATCTTAGACGCAGCATCAAGTGCCGGTAAAATCCGTGTATTCGCAGTTTTATGTGACGTATCAGGTATTGAAGAAGACGATAAGAATACTGATTCACAGCATGATACTGATGTGTCATAAGACAATATGATAAACTAAAGGGGGTGAAATTCCCCCTTACACTTAGGAGATAACATGGCAACGTATGATATGAGAGCCACTCAAAAAATTTACAGACCTAAATCTACAAGTGATAGAGATATAGATGCTCTAAAACAAAGAATGCAGTCTGTAGAGACAGCACTAAATTTAATATTACAAAAGTTAGATAACAACGATCAGGGGAAGGTAGAACAGGAGAAACAACTTGAGCTACCTAATTTCAAATATCCCACACTTTAAGTGTTGGGTACGTAAGGAGTTTACGCATAACCACATGAAATACCACGGTGAGTATTTACATGGGTTAGCAATAGCAGTCAACACAATACCAGACAGATGTCTTAGTTTTCAGGTGGTGTTTACTGGTATCGAAGAAGAAGACAACGTAGTCGGTGGTGCGATGTGGGCTAGAATGCCAATCACCAGTTTGATTGCGGATGAGGTGTTAGATGAAATGCCAGAACGAATGGACACACACCTCGCACAGCCTTGGGACTGTTCCTCAAGAGGTCACTCAGTAGTAGTGATGGACAGAGTAAGTTCAAGCCCATGGATATGCAAAATAGGAGGGGATTTTTACAAGGGTCGATATCTGTTTACGGTTGATTATACAGACAGCCACATATCAGACGATCCTGCACAGCATAAACAGAGTCATGTGCTCCAGTTGATAGATGCTGATAAATGGACAGGCAACATAGTTGCATTACCAAACAACAGGGTTCGTGTTACTAATCCTGCTCTGTGGGTAGCAGGCGAAGGGCCACCAGACTTTGCACCTAGCCAGTATGTACACTCTGCAGAGATACACGATACGTACACTGATCCTGACGTAACTTTTAATAACTTATATAACCAATCAGAAAGGAAGACCAAT